TGAGGACGATTCGCCGGTCATGAAAGCAATCGACGGACTGCTCAAAGTGGCAGACCGCAGAGCCAAATTACTCGGCCTAAATGCCCCGACCAAACATGAGGTCATTACACTCGACTCCGTACAGATGGAGATTAGGCGCATAGAAGCCGAATTGGGGAAATTAGATGAACTCGATGCTCTTGAAGCAGAAACTGGCGGAACTGAAAGCCCTTGAGCGATTGCAGCTCGAGGAGGCTAAGACCAAAGAAGCCGAGATACAAGCGGGGCTAAAAGACTCCCGCTACCGCGCTAGTGCCAGACCAGAGCAACTCCCACCCGACGGCGATTGGTTTGCCTGGGTAATTCTGAGTGGCCGAGGCTGGGGCAAGACCTTTACCGGAGCCGGTTGGCTTATCGAGAAAGCCCTGTCCGAGCCCAACATCGAGTGCGCAGTAGTAGCCCCGACCTACACCGACGTTAGACGAACCTGTGTCGAGGGTCCATCGGGCATACTCAAGAGCCTCCCCAAAGGTGCGCTCAGATTCTTCAATAGATCCAATGGCCAGATAAACCTAACCAACGGCTCAAAGATACATATGATTTCGGCAGATGAGCCCGACCGCGCCCGAGGACTAAACCTGTCCTACGCTTGGCTCGACGAGTTCGCCGCCTGGCGTTATGACGAGACTTGGACTGAGGGACTTATTCCCGCCCTGCGTATTGGTCAAACGCCCCAAGTTGTCATCACTACGACGCCCCGCCCGACGAAACTTATCAAAGAGTTCATTAACCGCACCGACGGTTCAACAGTCATCACTAGAGGCTCAACTTTTGACAATGCCGCCAATTTATCCCCCGCAGCTCTTCGTGAGTTGAGGGCCAGATATGAGGGAACTCGGATTGGTCGGCAAGAACTATATGGGGAAGTCCTCGAGAACATCGAGGGTGCTTTATTTACGCAAGACTTAATTGACAAGACCCGACTCAACTCTGCGCCTGAACTGGTGAGAGTGGTCGTGGCCGTAGACCCAGCCGTCACCAGCGGGGAGGATTCAGACCTCACCGGAATCGTCGTAGTCGGCAAAGACGCACTCGGCAGGGCTTATGTCCTGGCTGATAGATCGTGCAGAGACACCCCCTCGGGCTGGGCTCAACGAGTTATCAACACTTACCAAGAGTTCGGAGCAGACCGTGTCGTGGCTGAAAAGAACCAAGGCGGAGACTTCATCGAAGCAACCCTCCGAGCCATCGACCGCAATGTCGCTTACACCGGCATTACAGCGCGCGTTGGAAAGAAACTCCGAGCCGAGCCTGTGTCCGCGTTGTACGAACAGGGTCGTGTTTCCCACATTGGCGAGTTTAAGGAACTGGAAGAGGAAATGACCACTTGGGTCCCTGACCTAGGTATGAAGTCCCCTGACCGCCTTGACGCCCTAGTCCACGCCATTGTCGAGCTCGGACTTACCTACGGCTCTGACGCTGACCGATTCTTTGACTCACTCGCACCGGCTTGTTCCAAGTGCGGATTCCCTGTTGCCTACGATGCGCCTAACTGTCGCAACTGTGGCATGAACATCAACGGCTTGCCAGGTGGAACATCCGCCGCATTCGCTCAGGTCCAACCTTTGAGCGACACCACGCCGACTACTATTAACGAAGCCTCTATCGGCTTTCCTACCGTTTAAGGACTCATGGCACTCTTTAGTCGCAAAGACCGCAACGCCGACATTGAAAAGTACATCACCCAAGCGGTTGAAAAGGCTGCGCAAAGCCTCATGGGAACCCCCATGTACAACCAAGCCGGTTATGCCAACGTCGTTCCCGCTCAGCCAGTTGGCGGACAGGGCCTAGCCCAGCAATCAGGTTGGGAGGCCGTTGCCCTGCCACGTCCAGGTGATGCTTTCGGATCTATGCTCGGGCCAGCCGCGCCACTCCTGCCAAGCCCGATTGACCCTGTCTCTGAGCTTACAGGTCGCGCCGAGCCTCGCAAGTTTCAGTACCAAGTTGCTTACAACTTAAACCTGACCCAGCAAGAGGTTCCATGGTCAGTTCTGCGCTCGCTCGCTGAGCAATGCGACATCATCTCTCGCGCCATCACCATTCGCACCGCTGACATCTCCAAGATGGAGTGGTCGTTCACTTTGTCACCTGACGCTATCCAGCGCATCATGACCGAGGAAAACGTCAGCCACGCTAAAGCGGCAAAGATTGGTCGCGAGCGTTTCGGTGAGAAGATTGACGAGCTCACAGCCTTTTGGCGCAACCCCTACCCACAGTCCGACAAGGGCTGGAACCAATGGATTAGCGAATCAGCCTGGAACATCCTCACCTTTGACGGCTGGTGCATCTACCCCAAGTACAACCTCGGTGGCAAGGTCATTGGCTTTGACATCATCGACCCCTCGACTATCAAGATTCTGTTGGATGACCGAGGCGACACACCACGTCCACCAGCACCCGCGTTCCAGCAAATCCTTTGGGGTTTCCCTCGAGGGGAGTTCACGGCCTCACCTGACTCAGATGTCAACGGCGAGTACTACACCGGCGTTAACTCTGACGCTTCGTACAAGACCGACCAACTCTCGTACTTTATTCAGAACCGTCGCACCTACTCGGTCTACGGATTCTCGGCAGTCGAGCAAGCCATCCCTGCAGCGACCCTCTACCTAGAGCGTCAGCGTTGGATGATTGAGGACTTCCAGGCTGGCACTATGCCAATGACCTTTATGAAGACCGACTCGACCGAACTGAACCACCTCAAGTTGGCTGAGTTCGAGCGCGTGTTTAACGACAAGCTTGTCGGATCTAGCGAAGAGCGCCACAAGGTCAAGGTTCTGCCTAAGGGCTTCGACCCCATCGTGGCCCCGAGCATGTCCGAACGCTACAAGCCTGAGTATGACGAGTTCATCATCAAGCGCATCGCAAGCATCTTCGGAGTAGCCCCCAGCCAACTCGGAGTAATTGCCCGCGCTGGTCTTGGTGGCGGTAAGGGAGCGCACGACGGCGAAGAGATGTCCGCCGAGACGGTTTCAAGCCGTCCGATGGAGAACTACATCGTTGAGTGCATCAACTCACTCTGCCGTCGCTACCTCGGCATGGACACCAACCTCACGTTCAACCTGAACTACGACACCTCCAGCGAGAACGAAGAGGTTCAGGCCAAGGCTTATCAGACCTCGCTCTCAAGCGGAGTGCTGACCTTGAACGACATTCGCGGCGAGATGGGCCAGCCCCTCTACGACATGCCCGAAGCGGACGAGCCATTCATCATGACCCCCCAGGGTCCGGTATTCCTCAAAGGACAACTAGCCGTCACGACTGGCGGAGAAACGATTGGACAACCAAGTGAAACGAACCCACAAGGCGCACAAGAAGCACTCCCACAAGTCGGTGCGCAAAGCCCACGCGAAGATAACGGTCAAGGCAAAAATCCGCAAACTGGTCTAGAGGCTCCACAGAATCAGACCGCCAAAGAGATGACCGACGTTCTCGGACAAAAGGCTGCAGAGGCAAAGGCTTACAAGGTCTTTTCCCGCAAGCCCCGAGGCCGTGAGTTTGAGTTTGTTTTCCACACCCCCGAAGAGGCCGCAGTCCTAAAGGCTCAAGTTGCCGACTTTCACTTAGGGAAAGCAGAGATAAGCGATACCCCAAAAGGACATTCGCTTACTAAGCGCAAGGCCGAAGACCTACCAGGCTACGAGGCCCGCGTAAAGAACGAAAAGAAGCACCACGCTGCAATTTTTTCAGCTCTCGGCGCTGGCGTTAAGGGCGTGAAGAAAGCCATCGACCAAACCTTGGCTTCGGTCCACGTTGCAGGAAACGCTGACGCAATTCTGTCGGCTACCAACTTGGCCGTTGCTCAGAACGTCACCCTCGACCCCGCGCCAATGGCAAAGGCTCTAGAGGCTCTGATTAAAGATGCCGGACAACTCGGCAACATCGGTGGCTCGGCTCAAGTCCAGCGCATTCCTTTGACCAAGATTGGCGACCAACTCCAATCCCGACTGCTCAACATTGACGCAGTCACTAAGGGAATTGGCGACACCAGCCTGACCCGAATCCGCACCGCCATCGTCGACGGCGTGGCTAACGGATCTAGTGCCTCGGACATTGCCGACCAAATCAACGCAGTCATAGCCGACCCCTACCGCGCCGACATGATTGCTATTACAGAGACAAACACCGCCTACAACGCCGGTGCTCTCGACACCTATACCGAAGCCGGTCTGACCGACTGGTATTGGCTGGCTTATGACGACGCTTGCCAAATCTGCCTAGACGCAGAAGCGGCGAACCCGCACCCGATTGACGACACAGACGTACCTAGCGACAGTTCACACCCGAACTGTCGTTGCACCATCTCACCCTTACCAGGAGAATAACAAAATGGCCCAAGACATTACCTACGTTGGCATTGGAGACCTGACCTACAAGGAAGCCGAAGACGGTTCTTTGTACGTCTACGGTCTAGCCACCGACCCAACGCTGGACCTCGACCAGCAGATTTGCGACCCAGGCTGGTTGAAGACCGCCATGCCCCAATGGTTCAAGACTGGTGCGAATGTCCGCGAACAGCACTCGGCTATCGCAGCCGGTGTAGGCATCGAGCTCAACGCCGATGGCGACAAGTGGATGCTCAAGTCCGAAGTAGTAGATCCAGTCACCGCGACCAAGGTCCGCAAGGGAGTCCTCAAGGGCTACTCAATCGGCATCAAGCAAGCCCAAGTGATGAAGTCTGACGAGGCCCCAAACGGTGTCATCGTTGGAGGCAACATCGTAGAAGTATCATTGGTCGACCGGCCAGCCAACCCATCAGCGCGAATCGAAATCGCCAAGTCCGTAAATGGAGAACTAACAATGACCGAAATCGCTAAGGCCGACGACATCCTGCAAGAAGCCGTTATGACCGAGGCTCCTGCCGCCGAGGGTCGCACCAACGAGGACGCAAACCTCGTTTGCACCGACTGCTCAGGCGAGGGCAAAGTCCACACCAACAACAACGAGTGGCTCACCTGCGAGATGTGCGGTGGAACTGGACTCCGCCCCGAGAACAGCCCAATCGACATCATCCAGGAAGACCCCTCACACCCTGCAGCCAACCTGCGCCAGGACACCGGCATTACCGACGCTCCCAAGGCAGACGAGCCAGAGGTCGAGAAGCGCGAGTTCACCGACGCTGAGCGCAAGGACATGGCCGAGGCTGGTCAAGCCCTGCCTGACGGCTCGTACCCAATCAAGACTGTTGGAGATCTAAAGAACGCCATCCAGTCATTCGGACGCGCCAAGGACCCAGCCAAGGTTAAGGCTCACATCATTGCCCGCGCTAAGGCTATGGGCAAGGAGTCAATGATTCCCGAAGACTGGACTAAGTCGACCGAAGCAGACGTTGAAAAGGCCGACGACAACCAGCACAACCTCGCAGACCTCAACGCTGTACGCGCGTCACTCATTGCCCTCATCAAGGCTGAGCTCGACGAGATGCTCAACGGCGACGAGGACGAGATTTGCGACGTGAGCGAACTACTCTGCTCACTACAGATTTTCCTCGACTGGTGGACCGATGAAGCCAGCGAAAATGAAACCGAAGCCCCATTCACCGGATGGGACGAAGACAAGGACTACGACATGATGTCATACATGGGACTCGGCGTATCAGCCGACCTAATCAAGTCAGCAAGCGCACCAGAGGCGACCGAAGAGGTTCGCGCTGAGTTGCGTTCAGAAATCGTAAAGGCACTCGGCCTTGACGACACCACCACCAAGACCGCGCTGGCGGAGGCAAAAGAGGAGCTCGAACTCCTAAAGGCCGACCTCGCTGCAGTCAAGGAGATGGCAGTACCAGGTGGCCCAAGCCTGCGCATGTCGCAGAACCAAGCCACCAAATCAGCCCAGGTTGACCAACTGCGCGCAGAGGCGGATCGCTACCGTCGCACCGCATCGCAGGTAATCGACTCGGGTCTTCGCAACGCTTACGTCGAAAAGGCTCTCAAGTTAGAGCAAGACGCAGACGCAATCGCGAAGAACTAGCAGTACCCCTAACCCACTAACCATCTCATAGGAGAGAAAAATCATGGCAATTACTGCCCCCTCCATTGACGAACTCTTTGGCGGACTGCCAAAGGAACAGCGCCTAGACCGCTTCGAGGCTTACAAGTCGGCTTTGTCCGCTTGCCAGACTCGTGGCCGTGTAGAAGCAGCTCGAGGCGAAGCCTCATTTGAGCGCGGCGTTGGAATCGTCAAGTCTGCTGGCGCACGTCTTCGTGACGACCTCAGCAAGTCCGTATCCGCCGACCAGTTGGCCGCCGTTGAGTCTGCACTCGCCGGTACTGACATCGTCAAGGAATGGACCCTTACCAACCCACTTTCGGGTGCTCCATACACCAACATCGGTTTGGTTCCCTACGACCTCCAGCCAGCATTGGAAATGCTCGTTCCGAAGACTTTCATTCTTCGCAACAGCATCGCCCGCGTTGGTGCAGTTGGTCAGGCTTTGGAATTCCGTCGAATCCTCGGTGTTTCTAACTCCCGCACCGGCGGCGTTGGCAACCTGAACACATTCTTCAACTCCAACACCAACACCCAGTCATTCAACGGTGTCACTCTTAACCGTCCAAACCTCATCTCATACTCGGCTGACCGTATCGTCAAGCCTTTCGTTGAGCAGGGTATCTCGGACTCCGTGAGCCTCCAGGCTGAGTTCGCTGGTAAGGGCTACGCTGACCTCCGTCAGTTGAGCCACACCGCCGCGATCTGGTCACACATGCTCGGTGAAGAGAACAACATGCTGAACGCTGTTTCGACTGCTTTGTCAGTCTCCGGCGTGACCGCAACCATCGCCCTTGACGCAACTGTTTCCGGTTCAGGTCTTCCTGCCGGTGCTGTGTCATCGCCATACATCACGTTCTCCAGCGCGGCTGGTGAGTCACAGGCCATCGTGCCATCGGGCTCAGTCACCGCAGTTGCTGGTCAGGGAATCAAGGTTTCGGCTTTGAGCTCAACCCCTGCCGGTTGCATCGGAATCAACGTGTACGTCACCGTTGGTGGTTCGTTGTACAAGGGTTCGACCCCTGTGAACGCTGTAGGCGCAAGCCCAGCCAACTTCTCAGTTGTCACCGTTGCCCCATCAACTTCAGCCGACAACGGTTCCGCTAACGGAAACGTCTTCGGTGGAACGACCCTCGGAACCTCAGGCTACGACGGCTTCGTTTCAGAGTTGACCAACCCTACCTACTCGGGATACATCAACGCCCTCAACGGCACGTTGTCGACCTCCGAGCCTGGTGGAGACTTCCAGTCGGCTTTCGTCTCGCTGTTCAACAGCGTTCAGGCTGACCCCGACTGGATCTTGACCACGGCTGCAGTTCGCCGCGAGTTGAGCAAGACCATTCAGAGCAACGCTTCAACTCAGGGCTACCGCCTCACGTTGGAGAGCGGCGCTGACGGCGTAGGCATCGGTTCAGTAGTTGGCGCTATCGCTAACGAAGCGACGGGCAAACTAGTCGATGTCATGGCGCACAGATTTTGCCCCAGCGGCGTAGCCATCATCCACTCCACTCAGTTGCCTTTCCCTGACTCGGGCGTAAGCACGACCGTCACGGCAAACAACGTTGTTGACCAGATGGTCATCGAGTGGCCACAGATTGGCATGTCGTACGACCTGTCGACCTACACCTACGGTACGCTTGCGTTCCACGCTCCAGCGTGGTCCGGAATCATCACCGGAATCCTCTAAACAGAGGACTCACTCGCTAGTGAATAACTAGCCATCGCGGGTTGAGCCGGTCAGAGTTTCCCCTTTCTCCTGACCGGCTCCCCGCCACTTCGCAAAGGGAGCATTAAATGAAAATCCTCGGTTCAAACCCAGGTCTCCAAGAAATCCAACTCGGAGAAGACGGCCCAATCAAGAAGCGCGACAAGGACGGCACGTTCCACGTCGACGACGCATTGGGTAAGAAACTCGTCAAGACTGGCGACTACGCAGCCACCGGAACCACGTTCCGAGGCGCTAGAGGCTACGTCTGCAATTCGTGCTACTTCACATCGCTCTTCCGTGACAAATGCGGTAAGTGCGGTTCAACAGATCTAACGCCAGAGGAATAAGTCATGCCAGGAGTAGTCGCACCGTTTATCAAGACCGAGGGAATCATCTCCCCCTACGTCAGCGTGACTGAGGTTCTTAACTCGGCCACAGCCTCATCGGTGGACTTCACCAACTTGGTTCCAAACGCCAGCCTCAACGCTCAGACTATCGCTCTCCAAGACCTCATCGTCAAGGCATCAGCCAAGGCTGACAACTACTGCCTCGGAGCACTCGGAACACTCTGCGCCACGGTCAACACCGAGAACGGACGCTACTCAGCCAACCGCCTCGGGCAGTTCGTTATCCAGCCCTACTTTTGGCCCATCCTCGAGCTGAAGAGTTTCGAGTTCGGCTATGCGCCAGGGTCGGGCATGAACAACGTTCCACTCAACGACTCGAACACCTCGATTGAGCGTTATCAGTTCATCATCACCAACCAGTACGGCCTGAGCCAAGCCACCTCTATTGGCGGACTCAACATGGTCGGAGGCGCGTGGGGTGCAGGTCAGATGCAGTTCTGCCAGTACACCTACGTCAACGGCTTTGCCAACACATTCACCTCAGCCGCGATTACCGCAGGGGACACCTCGCTGATCGTGGACTCGGCCGTTGGACTTTACCCTGGCATGACCGTCACGATTTGGGACGGAGCCAAGGACGAGCAGTTCGTCATCTCAAGCTCATGGAACGGATCTAGTCTCACTATCCCGACCGTTAGCCCGCTGATTTACAGCCACACCACAGACACCAACGTCTCGACCATGCCCGCCACCGTTAAGCAAGCGGTCATCCACTTCATCGTGGCTATGGCCAAAGAGCGCGGAGCCGGTGGACTGGTCATCAACGAACTCGGCGAGCCAGTCGCAACATCCTCGGCAACCGTCTCTCAGGCATACGACGAAGCAGCCGGTTATGACCTGCTCGATGACTTCATCCAAGTTTGGGGTCGTGCGTAATGTCTCGGGCCACAGTCCGTCAGGCGATTACCTCTTACCTAGAGAACGCCAACATCGAGTACCTAACCAGCGTGAAGCCGTTCCCACCCAAACTGACTTTGGAGGGCGAGTTCTACAACGGTGCTGACCCTAACCACACCTCGGGTTGCATCATCTTTTTATGGATTGAAACCGAGCGCGAAAACCGCATCGCTCTAGGTGGAGCGCACAATGGTCGCAAGGTAGTGGAATACTCGTTTATCCTCGATTGCTACTTTAGATCCGTTGAGCCTCAGGCCGAAGATGCCGCAGCTCAGAACGAAGCCTTTCTCGACAGCCTCATCGCAGCCATTCGCGCAGACCGAAACGCCGGTGCGCCTGGAGTGGTCTTTGTATGGGGAGAGGGTCCACACCCCCAAGGCAACGGCCCGGACATCGAGGTCACTTCGTATTACCCGCGCAACCTCAAAGCAGGTTCGCAACTCACCCAAACCTATTCCAACATCCGCGTAATGGTGCTGGAAGAAATCGACTCATAAGGAGCATCATGGCTAAGTTCACATTCAACGGTGACGAGACTCTCATCTATTCCGACATCGACGGCGCAAGCCTCGAGGCCGTACCAGGTGAGACTTACGACATCAGCGAAGCACCCGACGCTCGTTGGAGTGGCTTCACCGCCCCCAAGACCGTAGACACCCCTGTAGAGCCCACAGAAGCCCCTGTAGAGCCCGCAAACCCAACCGCCTAACCCAACCCCCACAACCCAAAGGAGCGCCTTAAATGGCCTTTTTAGTAGCCAACAGTTATCTCGGACTCTTGCAAGAGACCACCCGAGGCACAACCCCTCCAGCCGGTACTCCGGTCTACATCCCTGTATTTTCGCCACAGGTGACTCCAATGCAGACGTTCTTGCGCGACGAGGCTTTGCGTGGATCACCAACGGTTGTTTATGACCAAGTTCAGGGTGTCCGTCACGATGAATACGACGCGAAGTTCTACCTCTACGCTGACACATTCCCTTGGTTAGTGACCTCAGTCCTCGGTGGAAACGACACCATCTCCGGTGCTGGTCCGTACACCCACGTCATCAAGTTGTACAACAACGCGACTAACGGTTCACAGCCCCGCTCATTCTCCATCATGGACTTTGACGGTGCGAACTACTTCACCATGACCGGCGCTCAGGCCGACAGCCTTGGCATCACCTTTGGAGCCGAAGCCGCAGCCGAAGCGACTGTCAAGTTCTTCGCTAACCCTTACACCTCAGCCACTACTGCCCCAAGCCCATTCACAAGCTTGAGCCTTTCGACTGAGCACATGATTCCTGCTTGGGACACCACCATTTCAGTTGGCGGAACCACCTACAACTACATCTCAACTGGTGAGTTGACCTTGGCTCGCAAGACTGCCCCAATCTTCACGATGGGTACTCAGGCTCCTCACGTCAACTTCGCTGGACCGCTCGAAGTGACCGGAAAGTTCACCGCAGTAGTCGACAGCAACGCCGACACCTGGTCAACTGGATCTAGCGCCTACGCTTTGACCCGCTCACCTCAGGCTGTTGTAATCACGATGACCGACCCTAACGACACCGGACACTCATTCGCAGTCACCATGACCAGCGTTCAGTTCCACGACGTTAAGCGCACCCGCGGTAAGGAATACACCGAGGTTGAAGTATCATTTACGGCAAACGCCAACGCTACGGACGCTTCGACTGGCTACAGCCCAATCGCAACGACCACTATCAACGGCGTTTCAACCGCGTATCAAACAGGCTACTAAGCCACCTAGAAAGGGGACACAATGCCACTCATCGAACTACCAAACGGACAGAGCGCAGTCATCAAAAACCGAGAGGAAATCACCGAGCGTCAATCTCGCGTGGTCTCCAAAGCGTATCTTCGAGCTGCGACCTCAGCCGTCAAACTCGCTGAACTTGGCTTCGATGACAAGAACCCTGGCACATGGGGGGTCATCGGCAATCTATCGGAAGAGGACCAAGAGGGTCTCACGGCGTATCAGGCTGCGTTAATCGTTGCCATGGTTTCATCGTGGACCCTCGGGGACCTCCCGACTGACGACTCGGTTCTAGATCTACCCAAAGCCACCTTTGACCAACTATCAGAGGCTTGCGCTGATGAGTACAACCGCACTCAAGAGTTCGGACCCGATGGAGTCAAAGACCCAAAAGCGCCTATCGCCGACTGAATCGGTTAGCGGAGGCACTTAGAGGCAAAGAAGTCGAACCCGACCCCGAACTGTTTGCGCTATGGCGTGAGTATCAGTTCAGGACAAAGTTCGGCGTCACCCATGAGCAGTATCTCGACGAGCCGGTCTACATCGTTGAGTGGATGACTGCCCTGGACAACTTAAACTCGGAGCTCTCAAATGGCTAGTTCAGTCGGCGTGAAAATTGAAGTAGATGACAAACTCTTCATCGCCAAAATTGCTGACATTAAAGCCGCATCCCTAGAAGCCGCTCGACTATTCGTGACCCAAGGCGGTCTGATGCTCGAAGCGAACGTCAAGGCCGAGGGGTTTAACCCACGTCCTGCTGGCTCCCAGCGCGTATCTAAGTCAGGACGAACCTACTACGTCGGACCAGCGACCCCTCCAAGGCCGACCCAGCGCACCGGCAACCTCCGCAACTCATTCGTTTATCGCAATACCCAAAGAACGGCCACCGGCTACAAGTCGGAAACCGGAACCTACATTAAGTACGCGCCTTATGTCGATTACGGCACATCGCGTTCTCGTAAGTTCCCATTCGCCGAAGATGGCGTGGCCCGCATTCTGCCCCGCCTGAATAACCTCGCACAAGAACTCTTTAGAAAGGCACAAGACGCCTAATGGATCTAAGCAAAGTAATCGTCACCCTCTTTGCCGAAACCAAAGAGTACATGGAGAAGATGGACAAAGCCGAGGGCAAGATGCTCGGATTCGGCAAGTCCGCCGACGTTGCTTCGTCTAAGACCCAGGCATTCGCCAACAAAGCCTCAACAGCCATGATTGGCTTCGGCATCGCTGCGATTGGCTATGGCGTAGATGCCGCGATGAAGCTCAACGAGTCTCTGGACGCGGTCAAGAACCAGTCCAACCTGACTGACGTACAGATTGAAAAACTACGCGGTCACATCATTGACACCTCGAACCAAACAGGTATCAGCGCAGACCAACTCGCTAAGGCTGCGCTCATCACCAGCCAAGCGGGAATCACCGGCGCTCAGTCCTACAAGTTGCTCAACGACGCGGCTAAGGCTGCGGTCATTACTAACTCAGACGTAGTCTCCACAACTCAGGCCATTGTCTCTGTTCAGGCTTTGCAAATCGCAAAGGGAATGGACATCACCACCCTTACCGGCAAACTGGTTGCCGGATCTAAGTCGTTTGTTGGTGGCCTCCAAGCCGAAGAGCAAATGCTCAAAGGTCGAGTCGGAGTAGCCCTCGCCAACTACGGCCTCAAGCTCAGCCAAATCATTCCCCTTGGTGCTGAGTTTGCCAAGGTCGGACTTCCCTCGCGTTCCGTTGCATCATTCACTAACGCCCTAGGCAAGGTCGAACAGCCCACCAAGGCTTATGCTGCCGGACTTGCCAAGGTCGGACTCAACGCGGCTCAACTTGGCAAAGACGTGCGCTCAGGCAACGTCGTTCAGTTGCTCAAGGACATCAACGAGCAAGCCATCAAGGGTGGCGGACCACTCAGCCAATACACCAACGCCGTCTTCGGATCTGGTGGTGGTGGTGCGGCCTCGGTCCTTATCAAGAACCTCAAGGACGTAGTCAAGGTCCAACAGCAGGTCGCTGGCGGTGGCGCTACCTCGCTGGCAGGCTCGTTCGCAGATGCCGCTAAGCAACTCAGCCCACAACTCAAAATCTTCGAGGCGAACCTCACCAACGCTCTCATCTCTGTTGGTCAGGTAGTCCTCCCCGCGCTTTCTAAGTTGCTCTCGGGGCTCAACGGTTTCTTCAAGGACAAGGGCGCAGTCGAGGCTGTCGGAATTACCCTTGGCGCGGCTTTCGCTGCATCAGTCGGCCTCAAGATTGCCAACCTCGTCAAGGGCATTGCTGGGCTGTTCGGCAAGACTGCTCAGGTAGTTGCTACCGACGCCAACACAGTAGCCCTCCAAGAGAACACCGCAGTTTTGCTCGGTAAGGGAGGTGGAGGCGGAGGTCTTGCTGCTGACGTATTCAAGTACGGCAAGTTTGCTCCTGCTATGGCCGCGGGCTTTGCTCTTGCAGCTCTTGGCGGACTCGCATTCGGAGCCTACGGAGACGCCGCTCTAAAAAAGCGTGGACTCCAAGAGGTCGGTCGAGGAATCTCCAAACGTGGTGGCGGTTATGTAGCTCCATTCAGCCAAGCCCAAAACAGCATTGCCCAGCGCAACAGCGTTCGAGTTAGGGTCACTAACTAATGGCGGGCGAGGCATCTTTCAACGGCGAGCCGGTCAGCGACATTGACATTGAAATCGACATTCAGGCTCTTGCCGGTGCGCTCCTGCAAAACCAAAAGTTCATCGACGCAGTAGCCAAGGCTGTCCGCAACCAAATGCTCAAAGACGTGCGCACCATGAAGACCTTGTTCGCTCAATGGGGAGGAACTAACAAGTGACCGCTCTAGCCTCGCTTCCTACGCTCAGCGTTCAAATCGCCTTTAACCCGACCAACCTGCAGACCCTTACGCAGACCTGGACAGACGTGACCCAATGGGTGCGCGACTTCTCCACGAGCTCAGGCCGTCAGCACTTCCTCGACCGCATCGAGTCCAGCACTATCCGCATGACCCTGGACAACCGCACCGGCTACTTCCTCAACGGAACGACCAACGGCACAGGCGCGGTGATCCGAACTCGCTTGCCTATCAAGGTCACGGCCACAGTCGGAGCAACGACCTACCCCATCTTTTGGGGACTGACCGAAGCCGCCGAAGAGCGCACCGCCGACCAGTTGAACCAAGACATCATCCTCACGGCAACGGACAACACCAAGTACCTGTCGTTGCTGTACATGAACCGTCCGCAGTTTTGGTCACAGTACGCCAAGTCTGCCAACGCTCTTTCGTGGTATCGCTGCGACGGTATCGGAGCCATGCCCGACCAAATCAGCACCTACAACGGTCAGGTTTCGGGCGCGGTTCTGAACACCGCCGGAACTTTGCTCTATGACGTGGACACGGCTATCGACCTCACCAACGGTCAGACCAACGGCACAAACGTTGCTTACCTGCAATTGAGCAACCCCAAGGTCCTCGGCTCGCTCTCCACTCAGGTCAATGGCATTGACTTTTGGTTTATTGGCAATTCCTCGCAGACCAACTTCATCATCAGCACCCTGTCTTTGGGCTTTCAGTTCTATGTCTCACCGAACGGAACTCTCGCCTATACGGACGTGAGCGGAAACACCCAAGACACGCTCATCCAAATCGCTGACGGCAACTGGCATCACATCGGCGTAGTCCAATGGACTCAAACGCTCGGTGGCGCTTACCCGACTTACATCTATGTCGACGGCCAATACTTCTCCCACGGCACTCGCGCACTACCTTTGGCTGCGGGTACTTACTCGCTCCAAATTGGCAACTACAACGCCGGAACTTTGTCCTGGCAACCTGCCAACTACTACATCGACGAAATCGTAATCACTCAAGGCGTATCGGCGCTGGCCACAATTCAGGCTGAAATCAAGCAACGGTTCGCCGCTGGCTCGCTACTCAAGAACGTCATTTCTTCGGGAGACCGCATTGCCGAGGTCTTGGTCTTGGCTGGTTATGGATCTATTACGGCTGGCGCAATCGTGCCTACTAACTACTACGTCAATGACGTGGCTTGGTCGGCTAACGCTGGCGCGTTCTTTGTTCAGGGATTCCAAACAGCGGTCACAAGCTCGACGGCCCTAGACCTAATCCAGCAAGTCACCGACACCGACGTTGGCGCGTTCTACCAAAAGCCTGACGGAACCCTAGAGTTCGACACTCAGGCTTACCTCTACAACCCCACGAACAATGCGACCCCCTCGGGCGCAGATGTTTGGAGCGACACCGCTGGCGGTTCTGTGACTACGTTCTACGAGCCCACCACTCTCCAGGTGCTTCGCGATGACGCGGACGTTTGGACCACGGTGAAAATCACGGCTCAAAACGGTACGGTTCAGACCTACGAAAACACCGCCAACGAACCGCTCTATGGCTTCTCGACTTTGACCAAGAGCAACGTCGTTTCTGTGACCAACGAGCAAGCCAATCAAGAGGCCATTTACCTCGGCAACCTCTACCAAAGCCCTCTGCCCCGCATCGGCAACGTCGAGCTGCGAAGCGAAACCAACAACGGCGCAAACCTGCCCGAGATGCTGGTCCGCTATGTCGATGACGTGGTCTTGCTCAAGCGAACCCCTAACGGCGCATCCACGGCCGGTTCGATTAGTTCAACGATGGTCATCGAGAGCGTTCGACACGACTTCCAAGCCGACCCTGGCTATTGGCATTCGTCCTTTACGCTAGATCCGTATCCCAAGCGCGGGCAGAACTCAACGCCACAAACGTTCTTTATGCTATTTGATGACGCAACCTACGGAGTTTTTGACTCCAACAACGACTACCTCTAAGGGACAAAATGCCACACAATCCAACATCCATCACTTCTTGGTCAACCGCTCAAGAGTTCAACTCAGGCGAAGCGGCCACCTCGACCCAGTACAACCAAATCGTCAACAACCTTTCGCTGATGTACGCGCGTCCATACATCATGGTCGTTAACTCCACAAACCAAAGCCTTTCCAACGGTGCTGCAATCTTCACCTCGGGCGCACCAAACACGATTACCAATAGCCCCGCTTCGCTCGCTGGTTCAATCACGTTTTCAGGAAACACCATCACTATCCCTGCCGGTATCGGTTCGGGTCTTTTCCGAGTGACTATGTTTGTCTCCTGCGCTCTAAACGCCACCTCAAGCGTCTACGCCATGAGCGCAACATTCGCTGGTGGTTCAGCGGCAAACAACCATGTTGTCTACACAAGCCGAGTCACCACCTCGTCCACGGCTCCGACTTGGTCTACCGGCTCATTCGTTATCCCAATGCAGGGTGGCGGTGGAACTTACCCCAACTCGGTTTCGTTTAACCTGCTCACATCCGCTACTCAGACTGTCAACGGAAACTCGCTACCTCTTAGCTCAACCACCACATTCGCGCAGCTCGAATACTTGGGCGCATCCACCGGATCTATCTAAGGAAATAAGAAATGAACACACCACAGCAACAGCACTTAGTCGACTGGGCGCATTGGTTCCAGAAGCACTCCAAGTCAACTCAAGAGGTCTACACCGAGGGCGCAAAGCGCATGGACGAGATTGGTCGCTGGCCACTCGTCACGCCAATTAACTCAGACTGCTCAGGCTTCGTCACTCTCCTGTACTGGCTGGCCGGACTGCCCGACCCCAACAACTGCCACTACAACCACACCGGCTACACCGGCACACTGCTCTCGAACGTGGCGAACCACCACATCCCAGCCGACCAAGTTCAGCCTGGAGACCTCGTGGTCTACGGTGGCGGAGTTGGCGAGCACACGGCCATCGTGATTGAGGTCAACGGACCCGACATCATGACCGTCTCCTACGGCGACAACAACGGCGCTATCTACTGCTGGGTCAATGCCCCTCACGGTGACTCAAAGGGAATCCCTGTCGATGGTCGCACCCCGCAGACATTCCTCCGTCCTAGCCAAAAGCAGGTCACACCTGCCAAGCCGGTTCCGCTTGCATAATGTTCGCCTTATCGCTTAACACCTCAAACTTTTGGGTTCAGTTTCTAGCCTCGCTCGGATTCCTCGGCGGTTTCGCTTGGGCTGTCGTACGCTGGATTCACAACCTCTTGGCTAAATCAGTTAGCGACAGACTCGCAGAAGAAATTGGGGAAATCAAAAAGCAAACAGTCCCCAACGGTGGCGGTTCTCTCCGAGACGCTATCGACCGAATCGAGAAGAAACTAGATGTCCTGGAATCAGAAGTCATTCGCCACCTCGGGTATCACGAGGGTTTGGAAGCGCGCCAAGAGGACTAGCCATTGGGAGTTTCACCCCAACGTTAGATCCGGTGACGAGCGCACCATAGGCGAAAAGGCCGCCGATGCCATGCGTCACGGAATGGGCTCGTGGCCGTTCGTTTTTGGCTTCATTGGATTCATGGCTGTATGGATGGTCTACAACGCCTCCACCAATAAGCCGTTCGACCCATTCCCCTACATCCTGCTCAACCTCATGCTCTCCACTTTGGCTGGGCTCCAGGGCGCAATCCTGCTAATCGCCGCCAAGCGCGCTGACCGTATTGCCGCCGAACTTGCCGCCTATCACCTAGAGGTAAGTCAAGTATCAAATGACGAGCTCGAGAACCTCAGGCTACTCATGCTCGACATACATCACATCATGGCTGAACTCGACTACATGAAAGACAAGCATTTCCCCAAAGCGGAATAAAAATCGTTATTTCGTTATGGTAAAATTAACCGACTAATTCAAAGGAATCTTAATGTCACGCTTACCCGCTGCACAAGAGAACGCTGGACTCAACGCCATGTTCGTTCCCTCGACGACCTACTACCTCGCACTCTTCACTAGCGACCCTGGCACATCAGGCGCATCAGGTGAAGTGACCGGCGGTTCGTACGCTCGTCAGGCCATCACATTCGGCTCGGCTTCGGCTGGCTCACAGGCTTCGACCAACGCGCAGAACTTTACCCTCATGCCACTTGAGGCTTCAGGCGTTCCCTACTTCGGTTTGTTCACCGCCGCTTCAGGTGGAACTTACCTCGGAGGCGGAACGACCACAGGCTTGAGCGGATCTATCCCAGCCGGTTCAACGGTTGCTTTTGCTATTGGTGCGGTCACGACCTCACTCTCGTAATGGGAACCCAGCAGGAGTTCTCGGCCCACGCCGAGGGAACCGTAATCACACCCGACGAGCTTGAGGATGAGTAATGGACGCATTAAAAAACTTTGCGTATTCGCTAGTTGCCACAGCGCCTAGCCCCGCCACGTCCGGAACATCTTTAGTAGTCACCGCTGGTCAAGGTTCATACTTTCCTGCTATTCCTTTTGACGCGACCATTTGGCCCGCTGGTGTCCAGCCCACAAACTCCAACGCCGAGATAGTCCGCGTCACCGCAGTAGCGACTGACACATTCACGATTACTCGCGCACAGTACGGAACCACCGCGCAGAGCATCGCTGTTGGCTACCAAATTGCACAGACCGTTGACGCCAACTTGCTTAACCAACTTGCACCACTCTCGGGCGCAACGTTCACAGGCGAAGTAGTCGTTCCCGACCTCAAGATAACTGGTCTAACCGGAGCCACAGCCTCGAGCTCACGCCTCGTCGGTACGACCACCTCCGGTCCACCAGTATCAGGTACGTTCGCAGTTGGCGACATGGTCATCGACCAGACCGCAACTATCTGGTTCTGCACCACCGCAGGGACACCTGGAACGTGGGTGAACGTAGTACCTAACTCGCTCGTAGTACGTTCGGCAACTGCCACCGCCGGTACTGGTGAGTTCACCATCTTCGGTACTACCGGCACATCAGGGCAGACGATTACTTTGCCAGCAACCGCAGTCAATGGTTCTATTTATCAGATCAAGAACCTATCCCCCTACACCGTCAACATCCTTGGTGGGACTAACTCCATCTCGGTCTCGGGAACCGTCTACGGAGCTGCGACCCCCTACACCATTCCTCTGAACGCCGCCTACACCTTTGTCTACTCCGGCGGTGTCTGGTTCTGCTTTACGACCACCGACATCAACAAGATGGGTGGACTGCCACTTGCGGTCACAGGCGGTGGAACTGGTCTATCCACAATCGGAACCGCTGGTCAGTCTCTCGTAGTGAACTCTGGCGCAACTGGTCTGCAATACGCCAACACCGGCGCAGGGCCAGTCGTGTTTTACTCCGCAAGTGGAACGGCTTTACCTAACGAAACCTCAATTTCTAACAACAGTTCGCTTACCATCACACTTCCCACCGCACCACCAAACGGAACCGTAAATACGATAAGCAGTACCGGAAACGTATTCTTTGTTGCAAGGGGTGGAACCGACACAATTACTTACATTTCGCAAGGTTCTACACTTAGTGGCGCAACCTCTGTTTCGGCATTTGGCAACGGCGGTAAGCGTTTCGTTTATAACTCAGGCGTTTGGACAGAAATTGGCGTAGCATCACTAAATTCTGCAGTCGGAACGGTACCAATTATTTCAGGTGGAACTGGGGCAGCTACCGCATCAGCGGCTCGTGGAACTCTAGGTATAACGCCAGCCGCAGTGTTTCCCACTGCACACAACGTCAAGGCTTGGACATTTGACCCTGCTGTGACTTTTGCTGGATACAACTTTACGCCAACTAAAGGCGTGGCTTACGCAACACGCATTCACTTGACCACAGGCGCAACAATTGCAACTATTGGTTTTGCTTGTTCAGGTGTCGGTGCTGGAATCGCCAACTCTTACGTTTCTTTATACGACAGCGCAGGCAACGTTCGTGGTTATGGTGCGCTTCCATCTTTAGTTGCTAACACTTATCAAACTGTGACTTTGACAGCAGTGACCGGTCTTGCTTTATCTGCAGATACTGACTACTTCGTTGTTTTCCAAATTGGCACAAGCACGACAACGGCTCCAACTTTCAACGTTGTTGGTGACAGTTCAGGCAACGGAACAGCCAACGCCGCCGCAATTATGAACTTCAACCAAACGCCTACAGCCAACACGCTTACTGGTCGAACTTCAAACTGGGGAACTACGCTGAACACAACGCCTGCTACGGTGACAGGATTTACGCCAACGTTCAACGCTTATCAATTTTTTGCCACGCTGAACTAAGGACTAGCCAATGCTCGGTGCAAACTATCTTGGTCTGCCCTACCTAGGTCAAGCCTACGGAACCCCATCGGTCATAACCTCTGGCTCTGGTAGCCTCAACGCCTCGTTCTCGGCCTCGGCTGTTGGAACGGTCACGGTCCCCGCTACCGGATCTACAAGCGCAACCTTTACAGGCTCGGCAACCGGAACGCCAATTAGTCCGGTCAGCGCATCGGGAACCCTCTCGGGGTCATTCTCCGCTAGTGCTACTGGAACCGTCTCAGAGCCCTCACAAGGCTCTCTAAGCGCTTCTTTTAGTGCGAGTGGTACTGGACTACCCTTAGTCCCAGCAACGGCCTCAGCGAGCGCAACGTTCTCGGCGAGTGCTACTGGCTCAGTAGTTAATCCCGCCACCGGCTCACTCTCGGGTTCGTTCTCTGCGAGCGCCACCGGAACAACCGTTGCTTCGGCCAGCGGATACCTAATCGCAAGTTTCAGCGCCAGCGCAACCGGATCTATTACGGTTCCAACTTCCGCCACCGGCTCGGCATCATTTGACTTTGAGGGAACGGCTACCGGAACTGCCACGCCACCGATTCAGGCCAGCGGTTCGCTCTCGAGCTCTTTCTCGGCCAGCGCGTCAGGAATAGTTGACGAGCCAGGCACAGCCCGAGGCGCGTATGACTTCTCGGCAAATGCCTTTGGTCAAATCACCTACCCAGCCACCGGCTCACTAACGTCGACCTTTGACAGCAACGCAGACGGCTCGGTCACAGTCCCCGCAACGGCTTCGACCTCCTCTTCGTTCTCGGCAAGTGCAGCGGGAATCATTATCGCGCCAATCACGGCGACTGGTGCGCTCACCGGCTCGTTCACTTCGAACGCTTACGCCTACCTCATCTTCCCAGCCACGGCTTCGGTCAACGGTACTTACTCGGCCTCGGGTCGAGCCACCGTGGTCTACCCCTCACAGCCTGGAACGGTCAAGGGGTCCTACGAAACCGCCACCGTGGTCGGATCTATAGAGACTGGACAACTAATGAGCGCATACAAAACCGCAACCTTGGCCGGAGACATCGAGCTCGCGCAACTAGCCGGAGCCTTTGAGACAGGGTCGCTTACTATTGAACTAGAGATTTTGCAAGGAGCAATCTAATGGCCGTTAATCCAGCAGTCAACGAGGGAACCACCATCCGGTTCTACACCTCGACCCCTTTCACCAGCATTAGCGGAACCGTGGTCGACCCCGACGTTGTCACCTTTCAATACGTCCTGCCAAACACCGCACCTGTGGCCTTTACCTACACCAACGGCTCAGGCGACCCAACTAACACGATTGTACGGACTGCCACCGGCACTTACCACGCGGACATTGCCACCACCGGCAAGGTCGGGCAATGGACTTGGCGCTGGGCTGGCGCACCTGGAGCGAGCGGGCTGGACACGACCCACACCGCAGTCGCAGTTGAGGGCGTAGTCAGCGTCCTAGCCAACGACATGACGAATTACTAAATCCTTTACTTGTTGACAAACCTGTTATAAACTCCCAATGACGTTATAAGTCAAGGGAGAAATGAATGTCAAAGACTGTTGATTTATCAGAGTTTCGCAAGGTCAAGAAAACCGTTTGTCGAACCTCACAACTAATTGGCAAACTGTCGGCAGAGGACAAGGAAAAGATAGAGGCCGCTTTAGCAGAGCCAACTATCTCATCTCAAGCCATCTGCGACTGGCTTAGTAGCAAGACTGGCGAGGTGTCGAAGAACCCCACGCTCAGGTTGCACCGATTAGGGAAGTGCGCTTGTGACTGATCTAGGCGAGTTCGAGTTTAAGTCTCGGGCGAAACAAACTCACCCTAAAGGCTTTGAGCCTGGTATCCAATGGGACGGAAAGACCGGAACCATTACCGCCGCATTAGCCAGCGAACCTGACGATGCAGTTTGGGCGCAGCTCATCGAGGACTGGGGACTAGACCCACGACAAACAATGGTCGTGGACGGTAGCCTCCAAATCCGCGCATGGGACTCTAACGCTGGCAACGGCGAAGTCGTGCGCATGAAGTATTACCGATGCACCATTGCACCCCGAGTTGGTGGCGTTGAACGCGCCGACGTTGATTTGCTTTGCTCAGAGATAATGAAGCGCAAGCCCGCCAAGGCCGTTGAAGTCAACGGTACGAAGCGGGCGTTTCTTGTTTTGTTGAGCGACTGGCAAATCGGTAAGGGCTGTGAGATTCGAGGCGGGACTACCGAGACCGTCGAGCGCATCATGCGCGCCTATGAGCAGTCCGCTCAACGCCTAAGGGAACTCATCAAGGTTGGCAAGACCCCGAGTTCCATTTACCTAATCGGACTAGGTGACTTGGTTGAGGGATGTTCAGGTGACTGGTACGCAAACCAAACTTGGATTGCGGATCTAAACGACCGAGAGCAAGACCGCGTCGCTCGCCGACTGGTGCTTACAGCCATCGACACCTTTGTTGACTTTGGACTCCCCATCATTGCTGCGGGAGTGCCAGGCAACCACGGAGAGAACCGCCGAGCCGGTAAGTCATTCACGGACTGGTCCGACAACCGCGACCTGACCGCCTTTGAGACTGTCTCGGAAATCATTGCGCAGAACCCCGCTCGATACGGTCACGTCTCAATGCCGACCAATCTGAACGAGGATGAACTAAGCCTGACTCTCGACCTAGAGGGAGTGCCGGTCTCATTCATTCACGGACACCAACTCCGCTCGGGCGCAAACAGCCAGGGCAAGATGGAGGGCTGGTGGAAAGCACAGGCACTTGGGCGCACTCAGGTCTCTGACGCTGAGCTCTTATGCTCGGGCCACTTTCACCACTTTGTAATGAGCGAGGGAACTGGCCGGACAATCCTGCAGGTTCCAGCGATGGACGGTGGATCTAAGTGGTTCACCGCCACCTCGGGCCAATCCTCTCAGGCTGGAATGGTCACTCTTTTGGTGGGCGCTGACACAGGTGCTCGCGGATGGAGCGATTTGCTGATAGTCTGACATCGTGCCGCTATCCCCCCTGCGGACAGCACTAGACCCGAGCCCTTCTACTTCTTCTTAGGCTCGGGTCTTTTGCTTTTTACACGCATAACCTAAAATGCGATTACCCAACGAAAGGTAATCATGAACCCTGTACTCAAGAACATTGTTCGCACCGCAGTCCCCTCAGTAGTCGGCGCGGTTGCTTCTGTAATCGCCAAGGCTAAAGCCAACCTGACCCCAAGCGAAACGGCAGTCCTGTTTCCAATCGTCACCACCGCTTACTACTCACTCATCCGCACCCTCGAGACCAAGTACCCAAAGTTGTCCTGGCTCCTCGGCGCACTACCTGTTAAGGCCACCGATGCCCCTGCCCCAGCACCTGCACAAGCGACTGTCACAGCGTCGGCAACGGCAACTGTTGAGACTCCTCCAACAACCCCAGCGGCCTAACTTGAAGCGCAAGCCTCGAGCTGGAGACATTGTCTTCGCTCACACCAAGGGAACGCTCGGGCGACTGATTCGCCTGGGCGAGCGTCTGCGCTGGCAAGAACGCGCCTCACGGTGGAACCACGCTTGCGTAGTCAGCCGAGTTAGCAAAGGCGAGGTCTACGTCATCGAGGCAACTCTCAAGGGCGTAGTCGAGTCACCACTAAACAAGTACCCCGACCACGCTGTTATCGCGCCTCCTGCTGGGGTCGACGTTAAGCGGCTGGTCGAGTTCCAAAAGGCTCAGTTGGGCTCGTCTTACGGGGTGCTCTCGATTCTGTGCATCGCCACCGACTTAGTGACCGGCAACTGGTTCCCCTCGCTACGACGAGACGGTTCATGGATCTGTTCAGCCTTGACCGCCGAGGGTCTTCGGGCTGCGGGCTGGTTCACTCCGGCCTCAAACTTTGGTGACATCTACACCCCAACCCCTGCTCAGGTATGGGTGGCACTCACCGGCCACGACTGCTAACTGATACACTAAATCTGTCATTCATTGACGACCTCCCGCTTAAAGGGAAAACGCCACTTGGCTCCTTACCCAGGTGGCGTTTTTCTTAGGTTTTTAGTCCAACTCTTGGACAAGTTCTCTCTACAACCCTTTAATTGCAAGGTTTCTAAAGTTGCATTGTCCAGCGTTTGGACAGTACTATTAGAACAACTACATAGGAGGTAGTAATGAGTGACACAACCGCTTGCTACGGCATCTGCCGAGTTTGCAAAAAATACACCTACGGTTTCTACGAGAACGTAGTTGACTTCATCTGCTCGGACGATGCGTTCGCAGAGATGATGGAAGAGCAAGAGCGCGAGATACGCGCCTTGCAGCTCTTGGGCGAGGGCTTGCCACAACCGGAAGACTTTCCCCAAAGCCAAGGAGAATAACTATGACTAACACTCAAGTCGGAGAGTGCGTCTTTGAATGGAACGGCCTCAAGGCTGGGGACATCATCTACATCAAGGGCTCAAAGGTGGCGCATGTATTTAAGTGCGCTTTCATTGAGCGAGGTGTCTGTATGGC